TTGAATATGAATGTGCTGTTCAACTCCGGAAATATTAAGTGGAATGGCACAGATTATGTCGAGGTCACAGAGGAAGAGCTCAATAATGCTAACCCTGAATTTCAAGACAAAGACGAAAGTGAATCAGAAGACGAAGGTGAATCAGAAGATGAAGAGAGTGCAACTGCATAAATGTATAAATGTATAAATGTATAAATGTATAAATGTATAAATGTATAACTGGTTTATTAGTATTTTAATTAATTAAATAAAATTGAATATTTTTTCCATAAGTTTATAATGTTATAAATACTATTAACCAAAATAAGATGTGGTCTACCATTATATTATTAATGACATTATTGTCGTTATTTGTTAGTTTGAGTGCTTTTAAAAAGATAAATTTCAACAAACCCAAATGTAATTTATATTATATTAACAATATTCATAAGCATATGTTACAGAACCAAAAACCATCAAATTCGGCTGTTATTCAAAATATGATATCACGTTTTTCAAGGCATTCAGGCCAGACGGTTCATCATATCAAGGCGTGTTTGACACCAGAAAAGGCTAATAAAAAATAATAATATATTATTTGCAATATATTATTTAATTGTAAACCTACTTAAAGAACCAAGTGTAATGTCGACTCCTTTTGAATATTATAGTCCTGCAACGTACGTCCATCTTCCAATTGTTTTCCCGCAAATATGAGCCGTTGTTGGTCTGGCGGGATACCTTCCTTGTCTTGAACTTTCTGTTTTACAGATTCAATAGCATCATTTGGGTCAACCTCCACAGTGATTGTCTTGCCAGTCAAAGTTTTAATAAATATCTGCATAGTATATTATATAATACATATATTTTATTTTTAAGTCATTATTTTTGTTATAATTTGTTAGTTTATTTCATTAATCAATTCATTGATTCCATTATCAAAGTCCATATCAATTGTCCAACCCAATTGCTTGACTTTTTCATTGCTAATATAATATCGCTTATCATTAAATGGTCTATCTTCAATGTATGTAATCCAGTCATTATGTGTGGTTGTCTTTTTGATTTTCTCTATTAATATGTTAGCAATTTGCAAGACAGTGTATTCGTGGTGGTCATCGCTGCCAACATTGTAAATTTCACCAATTTCACCCCTTTCTAATACCAATTTTAACGCAGAACATACATCATTCACGTGTAAAAATGCACGCACATTAGAACCATCACCTTGGATTGTCACCTTCTCGTCTTTTTTAAGCTGCTGAATAAAGCGCGGAATCAATTTCTCTGGATACTGATTGGGTCCATATACATTATTACCACGAGTAATAATAATAGGCATTTTGAAAGAATGATAATATGACTTTGCAATCAATTCAGCAGCAGCCTTTGTCGCCGCATAAGGATTTGTGGGACACAAGATAGAATTTTCATTCTTCTTCTCCTCATTTTCATTTAACATTGACTTACCATATACTTCATCCGTTGAAATATGAATGAATCTAACAATTTTTCCATATTTACGGCTTGCTTCTAATAAAGTATGTGTTCCTTGTACGTTATCGTGCGTATATTGGAGCGCATCTTCAAATGAATTTTGAACGTGTGACTGTGCTGCAAAATGAATAATTGTGTCTATTTGATAAATATTCAAGATATTCGCTATCAAATCATAAGAGCACAAATTGCCTTTTACCAAATGGTATCGATTTGAATTACGAACATCTTCGCTAACATTTGTCTCTGACGCACAATAATACATTGCATCTAAATTCACAATGGTTACGTCAGAGTTTTGCTTGAAATAATAGTTCACAAAATTGGAACCAATGAAACCGCATCCACCTGTTACTAATAATTTCATAATAAATATATAATCTAATTTATTTATACATTTATAACGCTTTTAAATAAAATTTTTAACTAATTATCTTTTTATATTAATTACCCTTTTCTTTCATTCTTAATATTGCGTTTCTAACTGATTCCTGAATTGGCAAAACATTGGGACACAAACTCACTAATTTGGTTGTGTCTAAACAATTGTTCGACCTCTTTGAAGCTAATATCTGGTTCTGTTCTTCTATTGTGAAATTTGCCCAAGTAAATTCTGGGTCTACTATCTCTTTATACATTGACAAAATCTCATTATGGCTAATTAGTCCCGGATTAGTTAAGTTTACTGTGCCAACTTGTCTCCGTAGAGCCAAGTCAATTAAAACCGGCAACAACTCGTCTAAAACTGTCATCGAATTGGGAATAGAACATACCTTTGGATAATTGATAATTTTTGTAATGAAATTACGAGGACTGTCTAATTCATCTGTAATAGGCATACGAATTCTAGCATTTAGTGCTGTTTCCGAATACATCAGTTGCATCATTCGGTCTGTATATCCTTTCACAATTGAATAAGATGAACCAACAAAATTGGGTAAATCTGACTCTACAAAACCAGTGCTTGTGTCTCCAAATAAATGCTGTTCGTCGTATTCAAAAATACATCCAGTGCCTAAATAAGTAAAGTGAATATTTCGTTGTTTGCATAATTCTGCTAAAGCAATCGGGCTAAAAAGATTATCTTTCATATTGTCAACCAATTTACCAGGTTTCTCTAAATAATCAATCGTGCCAATGACTTGGTTTTCATAAACACCGTGTGTGCGACCAATGAAACTCATAACGTGTGTCACATTTCCAATCAAATCGAGCTCTCTTTTTATCATATTTATATCATCTGCTCTGCATAATGACGTGATACAGCTAATATTCATACTTTGTAACAAAATTACAACTTTAGAACCAATCCATCCATTTCCTCCAAAAATTAAAACATTTGGCGTAATAAGCATTCTTTTGATAATTATATATTAATATTTAACATTTAAATCTTAATTATTAATAATTGTTTATTTTTTGTTTATTATTGTTTTGTAAAAAAGTTAAAGGCAACTTGTTATTAAATGTAACAAGATGTCGCTAGATAATGAAACAAATACTCTTACGCTTGATAATAAATATCTTACGGTTGAGAATAAATCTCTTAAAGAAGAAAATATTATGTTACTAAAAATGTTGTCGGAGAATGACAGTTTGGTAATTAACATTAATATCAAATTGCTTAATATGGAAGATCAGATGAAGCAATTAGTTGAACAAAACAACAATATGGAAACTCAATTGTCCCGTTTAATGTCATACTTAGTATCATTTGCTGTAGATGTTAAAGATAAATTACACTATATAAAATACAAGTAATTTAACGTCTTCTTTTAGTACCACGATTGCGTCTAGAACCACGTCGGCGCTTAGTTCGTCTGCCTTTTGCTACTGATGCAGAAGCAGCCCTTGACGCACGGCGGCGCTGAGAATTAGGCGACTCTGCGCCTGTGTCTACATATCTAATCCGTTCAATTAGAAATTCTTGTGCATTACGGTCGTCAAATATTTCTTCATTTGCTGCCCGGCGTACTTTGTTTAAGTTTACGCCTCTGTCTTTCATTTTTCGTAACAATGTTTCAGCCTTTCCAAAATCATCGTGACCGTTTGCTCCTTGATTGCGTGAAAACGCAACGAGTGCCTTAATTTCACCGTACCTGGGTAAATGTGCTGGTACATCGGATGCAGATTTTGATGCCATTTTATATATATACTAGATATTTTTATTGTTTTTTGCTTTAATAATTAAAAGAGTTAATTAAAATATTAAAATTTGATATAAACAATGACACGATAAGTCGTAACAAATCGTTTAGTTGCTATACGCGAGGCCTCCCATACCCGACATAATTCTCAACACGTTGTAGTTGGTGGCATAGACACGAACCTTGGCAGTCTTGGTTCCCTCAACGGTGGCGTTGGAGAGAACAAGCTGGAGGGTAGCATTGTCAATTCTGGAGAAGTTGCAAGTGCCCGAGGGTTGGTGCTCCTCAGGGCGCAGAGCAAAGGAGTACACGTTGATACCCTCATCAGGGTTTCTGGTGTGCGACTGGTAAGGTTGCACCCACGAGAAGTAAGTTCCTTCGCGCTCAGAGAAACGATCCTGGCCGTTAAGTTGGAGCTTAGCGGTGACGACGGGGTTTTGTCCCCAGCAGTGGAGGTCCAAAGAGGTCTCAGTCAAAACGAAGGTACCAGCGTCAGAGACGGTGGAGTTATCGAGGTGACCATTGGAGAGATCCCTGAGTTGAGCAAGGATGGAGGGGTCAACACCAGCAATGGTGGGATTCTGGGGGACAGCGGGGCCACCAAAGTTGGACTCATTGAAGGGGTTTTGGGCACCGTTCCAGTATCCAGTGAAGCCAGGAGGGATGTCATAGTCAAGAGCACCAGCATCGTTGAAGAGACCACGGGCATCAATGAAGGCACGAGAGTCAGCAGCGACGGCAGCGGGGCCTCCGAAAGCGTGGATAGCATTGGGGAGGGCATCGATGGCATCGGTGTAGTTGAAAGGCTGGGCACCGAGAACCTTGAAAAGGAGAGCATCGCACACCAAAGATGAGCAATAATCAACGTTCTGATCAGGCTGGACAACCCAGATGAGCTCCTTAACGGGGTGGTTAAAGTTAAGCTTGATCTTGTTACTGGAAGAACCAACAGACTCATCACCAGTGAACTGGAGCTGAGTGATCAAATACTCGTGGGGGTTCTGGGCGAATCTTCGGCGCTCGTCAGTGTCCAAGAAGACATAGTCGACGTACAAAGAGGCAGCGACCAAAGACTGGTTATAGGCAATGGCAGCGGGAACGGGGCGTCCGGGGGCATACTGATTG